CAGTATCTTAGTATTATCTTTCAACAAGAAGGGTTCAATGGCTTCTGGCAACTAGATATTCAGAGATCAGGATCATACTTCTCCGACTATTACTATGAATATCCTAGTGAGGTTGTCCAAGTAGAAGAAAAAGAAGTTACAACTACAATCTGGGTAGCAGTAACGTGCAAAGTTTAAAGCTGACAAAGAAAGAAGTTAAAGAACTTCTAGCTGCTATCGTGAGGAGTTCAACACGTCCTAGTGTAGAGTTATCATACAAGATCAGAGCCCTGGACTCTAAGACACCATGCAAATTAGATCCTCGCGATATCAATCAGTGGTATCAACAAACAGCAGGGGATCTTCGTGTAACCAAGAAAGAAATTGGAGTATTGATTGAATGTCTAAAGAACCAACCAACATCATACCTACTGTTACAACGATTAAAAAACGTCGTCTGATCATAGGGCTCATTGTTATAGGAGTAGTTCTAGCTCTTACTGTAGTGGCTATTATTATCTCAGAGAGTGGCAATAATGCTATCAAATCAACTGAAGACGGGACTCCTATCGTCTGGTGTACTGAAAGCATCCCAATCTATTTAGATGAAGATTCCAAGACAGACGAGTCAGGCCTGCAAGACATCATAAATGTCTATCAGCCATATAGTCCTAACCTAATCTATATGGGTATAGTAGCAACAGGGACTAAGTTCCCTAACAGCATCCATGTACACACATCTCTACTACCATCTGACGCAACGGATGAGTGGGGGGCAGAAGAAACTGAATGGAATCCAGATACTGGATGTGTTACTCGTAGTGACATTTATCTTTGTCCTGACGTAACAGGACATGTTAGACATATGACCGCATGTCATGAGTTCGGGCATTCACTTGGCTTACTCCATTCTACAGATCCATGGTCTGCAATGCATTCTCCTCCAGGGGGTATGTTTTGTACCATAGATGACAAAACAGCCAAAGTATTAACAGATACCTACCTAAAGTAAAGATGGGATTCAATATGTCAGTATATGAACAACGAGTATGGGAATTAATTTTCCCAGAGTTCCTTAATGAAGTAGGTCTCTTCGGAGACAGTGAAGATCTAGCAGAAGCAGTAGCTAAAACAGGTGCTGAAAAGATCCCTGACCCCAACTGCCATAAGTGCTACGGCAAGGGCGTTATAGGGAGTGTGATGCGGGCAAAGACCGCAGCCAAGACTACGCTTCCCAATGGTTCCCAGCGTCCAGCCCCCATTACCTACCAAGATCTTAAGAAGAATAATGTACAAAAGTCACCTATTTTTTGTAAGTGTGTTCAAAAAACAATTAAGACAATCAAAAAGCTAGCGAAGGAATATGATGAGTCTATGTGATCGACAAAGAGTGATTGAAATTCGTATGTGGGCTGAAAGAGCACGTCAAATAACCCATGATCATAGGGACGATGATGGTTCACTACAAAGTGAACTCTTTTATCAAGACATCGTTGACCTTTGTGATGGGAAACTACCCGCTGTAGGTGAAATTGTAGAGGACCGAGAAGAACTTCTACTAGAAATCAAAGAACTAAATACAGAACTTGATGATGTTCTCAGAGAGTTAGAAACATACAACTTAGAATGACAACACCCATTACATTAGGTCTATATCAGGGGAAGAAACCACCTTACAAATACTTCCACATCTTAAGGATTGACGCTAAAAAGAAAAAGGTTACCATAACCTTAGGTCTATCGGATCCTAAAGAGGAATATGACATCACTCGTATTAAAAGCTTTGGCTGGATAGCTAAACAATTAAGAAAGATTTAGGAACAAGGAAAAGAATATGCCTACAGGTACTGATATCGTTATCTCTTTTGATACTACTGGAAGTATGTATCCCTGCCTCTCTCAAGTAAGACGTGAAGTCAATCATTTTGTTGATAGCCTTTTTGATGAAATTCCTAACCTACGAGTGGGGATTATTGCACACGGAGACTATTGTGATAAAAATATTTCCTATGTGACCAGGGTGTTTGATCTATCACAAGACAAGAGAGAAGTGTCTAGGTTTGTTTCAAATGTGGAACCAACTAATGGTGGTGATGCTCCTGAATGTTATGAACTAGTACTACACCAAGCACGAATGCTTACATGGGAAGCTGGTTCTACACGGGCACTCATCATGATTGGGGACGATATCCCTCATGAGCCATCCTATCATCTCAATACCAAGAACCTTGACTGGCGTAACGAACTACGCTGCTTAGAAGAGATGAGTATCAATGTACACGGCATTCATGCTATGCCACACTTTCGTCATCACTCCAAAGCATTCTATACTGAGATGGCTAAGATGACAGGAGGATTGTATCTTACGCTAGATCAGCTACAAGACGTAACCAATTTGCTTATGGGTGTCATCTACAAACAGTCTGGCCAAGACGATTATCTAATCAAGTTTGAACAAGAGTTACAAGAAAAGCGAAAGATGACTCATTCTATGAGAACTAACTTTGATAAGATACATGGTCGTCACCCCAGTCACTCGACACGCTACACTACTAGTAGCGATGAGATGTCCCCTGTAACACCTGACATGTTCCAAGTCATGGCAGTCTATAAACGAGTTCCAATCAAGGTATTTGTTGAAGAGAACCTAGGCTACGGAGAATTCCGCAAGGGTGGAGGCTTCTATCAGTTCGGCAGTAAAGCTGTTGCTGTTCAGGATTATAAGAAAGTAGTTCTAGTTGACCGTGACTCAGGTGAGATGTGGACAGGTAAAGCTGCACGTTATGAACTTAACCTCCCCGAGACTGGGACCATCAAACTATATCCACGTGAAGTAAACCTCAATAAATATAAGGTTTTCATCCAGTCAACATCTGTGAACCGTATACTCTATGCGGGCGAAGACTTCCTATATGAAACAAGATAGATAATGAGTAGAAATCCAATCAGTGATAAAGAACTAGAAGCGCTTCTGCACAGAGCAGCTGGAGCAATAGAGATCGAAAACTATGCTCACTTCGTTGGAAACCTAAGTGAAAGACTAATCTTCTTAGTAGAAGATTGTGATGTAGCAGCAAACCAACTATATAAACGGAGAACTGGAGAAGATTATGTGGGATAAGAAGATATATATATGTGCTCCCTACACAGCCTATTCTGATGACCCTGAGTGGGCTACAGTAGAAGGCAACGTAGAAAAGTATGTCAAGGCTGTTGCCAATGCTATGGAGAGTGGTCACGTAGTTCTTAGTTGGATTTACAACCACCTCACTACTAAAATGGGGCTTACTCCTGACCATGATGCCAAGTGGTATCTTGATCAAGACAAGGTGTTACTCTCATGTGCAGATGAGGTTTGGGCCTGTGGTCCTCATAATATCTCTAGTGGTATGCAGGAAGAGATTGCCCACGCGCAGTCGCTATTCATCCCTGTCCGCTACGTCTACAAGGAGAAGCACAGCCTAGAGCCATGTCCGTGGTGTGGATCAATACCTACACTATATTGGAAAAACGGTACTATTTACCACCATGATGCTGGCTACTTTGCGGAATGCATTGATTCATCATGCCACTGTATGCCTAGAGCTTATAGCTCTAGCTTACAAGAAACTGTTCGTCGCTGGAACGCTCGGAGTGAAACCAATGAGTGATTTACAAGTAGATGTCTGTAAAGTCCTTGAAATTAAAGACCATCCTAATGCAGACAAATTGGAGATTGCTATTGTTAAGGGATGGGAAATCATCACTGGTATTGGTAACTATAAGGTTGATGATGAAGTAGTACATATTCCGCCCGACTGTCTTGTCCCTGATAAATGGGCAGAAGAGTGGGAAGTAACTAAGTATCTCTCGTGGAACAAACGTAACGAAGGTAAGGGCAGAGTTAAGGTAGCCCGTCTTCGTGGTGTCCCAAGCTATGGTTTCCTAGTACCTAATGAGAGTAATGCCACACTAGGCACTGACCTTCAAGAGTACTATGATATTACTAAATGGGAACCACCACTAGAAAAACAAGGTGGAGGTGTTAATCAGGGTAAAAACCACAAACATCACCCTCTTTTCTTCAAGTACACTGATATCCAGAATATCAAAAACTATCCTCGTGCATTTGAAGATGGTGAATTTGTATCTGTCACGGAAAAAATTCATGGCTCAAATAGTCGAGTTGGTTATTTGTGTAAGCAATACAAAGGTGTATGGGGTTGGTTCAAGATGATATGGGACCAAATCACTAACAACACCCATGAAGTAGCAGTAGGTAGTCATAATGTCCAGAGGAATCCTGGTAATGCAGGTATCTATGGTACACCACTAGCTAATGAGAATGTTATCGCCATGATGAAAGACATTACTCATGGGACAAGAGAATATATGGGAATTAATAGTGCTGATAGTGTCATCCTATATGGAGAGGTCTTTGGACCAGTACAGGATCTAAAGTATGGATCAGAAGATCAAGTTCTGTTCCGCGCATTTGATATCTCTATTGATGGAAAGTATCTAGATCCTGAAACCTTCATGAGGTTATGTATTAAATGGGACATTCCACACGTACCTATCCTCTATACGGGTCCATATAGCCGTAAGATCATAGACACACTCTATACAGGCAAAACAACCTTTGATGCAGACCATATCCGAGAGGGTATTGTTATCAAACCTCTTGATGGACGAGAGCATCCCAAATTCGGGCGTGTTGTTTTAAAACATCTTTCACCCGACTACCTAACACGTAAACATGGAACAGAGAAACATTAATGAAAATACATCCACGTGATAATGATACTATTATCTTAGAGGTCAACAACCATAAGGTCGAAGTGAGTTCCTTTGGACCTAATATAGAATGTATCATTACACCCAATGGTACAGGTACTCCATACAAACTCACGTTAGCTAATGATACACAACTTATCGAAGTACTATGGTGTCTCCCACTAAAATGGAACGCAGCCAGCCGTGCTGCTCAAATTTTAACCCAAGAAGCAAGGTTACAGAGAACTAAAGATGTGTACTTTGCATAGGTGTGACTAATGTTACCAAGAGATATTGGACTAGCTGTCAAAATTGCAGCGCAAGCAGACGTTCCATTGTGGATTCATGGCATCGCAGGCATTGGCAAGTCTGAGATTGCAGAAGCTGTTGCTCAAGCTCTAGGCTTTCATGTCATTGATCTACGCTTAGCTACTCAAGAAGTAGTAGATCTTATCGGTCGTGTCGTAGAGAAGGCTGTAGCTTGGGATGAAGATGGGAAACCTACAGAACTAGTCAGTACCTGGGCCATGCCCGAATGGGTATGGGAAGTGAAGCAGAAATGGGAGCTGGAAGGCATCCCGACTATTGTTTTCATGGACGAGATGAACAGAGCACCACATGATGTAGTTCAGGCAGTCTATCAGTTTGTATTGAAGAAGCAGATCCATACTCATATCTTACCAGCAGCTACAAGAGTAGTCGTAGCAGGTAACCCGCCTACTGATAAGTATGATGTAGATGCTATGGATGATTCTATGAATACCAGGTTCTGTCATGTACAGGCTAACGTAAGTGAACAACAATGGTTAAAAGACTTCGCCGCGGATAACTGTCATCTAGCAATACAGAACTTTATTGCTGCTGCTCCATATCAACTCTGTCAAGAACCATCAGGCGAACCATTCATAGCTACATCTCTAGCTGTTAATAGACCAAGAACATGGAAGTTTGCCAGCGATTTGTTTACCGTACTAGAAGAAGAAAGAATGTTTTATCAAAATCCAACATTCGCTCTTACACTACTATCAGGTGTAGTAGGAACTGCTTCAGCTACAGAATTCATTTCTTCTATGAAGGATGGTTGGTATACCCTTGAAGATGTACTGAGTCAACAGATTCAGTGGAAAGATGTATATGGCAAGGGAACCGCAGACATTAGACTTATCACCCAGATGGGTAACATCTTAAAGTTTTCAGATATTGATACTGATGCTAGGAAGATTGCACTCGTTAAGTTCATCTCAGCAGGAGCTAAAGATAGGAAAGATTTGATGGTAGGCCTACTCAAGGCATGCCATAAGAGCGGAGACCCAGAGCTTTCTACATGGCTATTAGACCATGATGAAATATCTGACTTAGTCCTTAGTCTTCATGATGAGATGAGACAAGCACAGCAAGGTCACTAATGACTATCACTCTAGAACAATTACGTATGGCTCTGCTATGGTCAAAAGACACCACATTTTATGGATATCTTGCCTCTACCGTACCAGCATTCTGGTCAAGTCAAGAAGAGAGTGCAGCTTGCCTATCTAAAGGAGATAATGGGACTAATATCAAGATCCTCTTTAATCCTGAGTACATGGACTCACTCACTTTAGCTCAACAAAAATGGGTCTATCTCCATGAAATTGGTCACTGGTTGAACCAACATTTCTTACGTCGTAATGGTAGAGATATTACTAAATGGAATAGAGCGTGTGACCTCGCAATCAATGAAGCAATTGAACAAGACTCTAATCATATGCATAGTGATCCAGTAAGACCTCCACCTGGTATCTTGTTCATGTCTACAGCATTAAAAGCAAAACTATCTGTAGAAAACCGTTCTGCCGAAGAGATCTATGAACTATTACCAGATGAACCAGCGTGTAGCTCTGGTAAAGGCAAGATGAAGGGGATTAAAGGAGGATGTGGGAATGCACCACGGGAACCTCAACATGGTCCTTGGAAAGACATGGACTCATTACCCGAAGACTATGTCAGTGCTCAGATTGCAGATGCTATTGATAGTGCAGCCAAAGCAGCAGGTTCAATGCCTGGAACAGTCAAAGTTCTTTTAGAAGATCTTCTTAGCTCCAAGGTTAATTGGACAGCTATCCTTAGACATATTCTGGGATTAGGTAGACCTAATGGAACTATACGTAGTTGGTCTAAATTAGATAGACGCTTTGACGATGAGCTACCTGGTCGTAAGAAGATCCGACGAGGGTCTATCATCACTATCATTGATAGCTCAGGTTCCATTACTGAAAGAGAATTACTTCAATTTAGATCTGAGATCGAGTATCAATTCAAACTCAACGATGTAACTGTTATCATATGTGATTCCGAGGTACATGAGATAGTCAAATACAAAAGACGAATGAAATTCACTATCTCTGGTAGAGGTGGGACCGATATGAACCCCGCCCTAGAAGCTAGCAAATCTATCCGAGCAAATACAATAGTCACCCTTACAGATGGATATTTAGTTGATGCTCCAATTGAAACCCCTGCAAGACAGATTTGGGTACTAACCCCAGATGGCAGCGATGCACTGTTGAAAAATCAAACAGTTGTCAGAATGACGAGATGAGAGATGAGCAAAGGTGTATATGATTACATCCAGCGTGATTACCGTCCCAGAAAGAGGGCGGCTCAGCGCGAACTTTATGATGTAGTAGCCAAACAACTACCTAAACGACCACTAGTCGTAGTAGACCTACCGTCTATGGATCTACAGGACTACAACTCTATAGAACGTATGATAGATGCAGGTCTCAGCATCAGTAACTATTATGCATATGAAACTAACCGCGGAGTCTATGACGTCATTAAAGGGCATTCTTATAGAAACAGTAAGAATCGTGATGGCCGCATCCTAATTCGTCACAAAAATGTACTAGTCGACATGGCTGATAGACAAAATAAACACAATAAGTTTCACGGAAGAGGGGTAGATCTATTCAACTTAGATTTCTGTTCGTCTATGGCCGATACATATAACGTATTCCAAATGATTCACGGTATCTCTATGCACATGTCTAATCCAACAGCCGTTATCGTTACCTGTTCATTACGACACAGTTCAACAGTCAAGGCTGAAGACGCTATCGCTGAAGCCTTCTACCATACTCTCCCTAAACTCTATAAGATAAGTGTGACACAGGACGTTAGACGTACTTACGCTGATACATCCCCTATGGTATCAAGATGTTTCATTCTGCGGAGACAAAATGTCACTAGATGAAATAGATCTTCTAACAGAGGGTAAAATTCTAGCAAAAAAAATTGCTGGTGCTAAAGACCCTGACATGCCTAACTACTTTGCAGGTACAGGCATCATGACTGACGGCAGAGTTACACTAGCTTGCCATGGCTCAAAATGTTCAACAATTTTAGCCTGGGAAGGACTAGATAAATTACCAGACGAAATCATAGAGTGGGATTGGAACATTGCACAATTAACCAAAGAGCAATGGACTCATATTATCATGACTGATTTTGATATGATAGATATGATCTCTAATATCTCACGCATACCTAATGTCTGGAAGAACATTAATGTTATTCTGAAAGGTTCAGCAAAACGAAATGATAAGGAAATGCAATGGAATGTACCACAACGAATATTGAGGAGCAAGACATTCAACCAAATGTTTTAAGTGATACATATATATATAGTACTACAACAGATGAATACCTATGTTTCTTTGCTGCATATGGCAATATTGTAGCATGGAAAGATGGGGAAGAGCCTGAGTGCACTCCTCATCTGTCTGTCTATAACATTATACGACTTACTAGAGCACAACTCACTGACTTAACACTGCATAATTTTGACGTAGACGCTATCAGTAGTTCCAATGATAACATGACGGGACATATCTGGGATAAAGTTTACGTTATACACCCAATTAGAGGATAAAATAATGGCTCAGGAATATATCACTCTAATTACTGGTAGATATTTAGTTGTGACAACTGATCACAGCCCCATTACACAAACAGAGGGTGGACTAGTTATATACCCAGACACAGTAAGCCTATCTAGACTCCGAGAAACATGTGTCTGTCAAAGCGAAGATCCTGGACAAGCTGCTAACTATAAATGGAAATACAAAATATTAATGCTGACCTGGAAACAATATATAGATGTTACATTTTCTGATTACAATCTGAATCAGATTGCCACTAAAATCAAAAATAAACAGACTCCTTGGGATTTTCTATACCTGATGAGCGATGATGCTCAAGGCAGATTAGTTATTGCTTTGAGCTAAGACACCTCCTGGAAGTGACGCACCAGAAGACATATAACAATAAAGATATATAAAGGCTAAAGCGTCGTGGCCCAGCAAGGAGAACTTATGCTTATTTCTACAACCCCACAGCAGCGAGCAGGCTTTACTAATCGTGCACGCAATGCCTTCCGGCAAACCTATGGCATCCGTAGCTACGAGGTAGTTAGCCGATTAGCTTCAGGCTGGAATGCCGAAGAGATCAATGATCTCCTAGGTGAATCCGTAACCAGTATTGCAGCCTATCAGGCTAATCTAACTCGTGGCACGTATCAATATGTCTACCATTCAACTAACGACGAATGGTTTAATATTTCAGCGTGTAACTGGTAAGATTATCATGGACACTCTACGACAACCAATGGCACATAAATACCTCAAAGATGCAGACTATGCACCTATGTGGAGCATTGCTGCAGATATTGACAAGTGTCAGAACTGCTATTTATGCGACATGCCACATGTATTATGGAAGGGCAATCCATATGCTCGTATCGCGTTGGTTGGACAGTGTCCAGGTAAACAAGAACACATTAAGGGAGTTCCCTGGTGTGGGCCTGCTGGTCAACTACTAGATCGGGCATTTGAATCTGTCGATCTACCGATCAAAGACAGCGTGTTCATCACAAACATTGTAAAGGCCAGACCTATTGCCCCAACAGATTCAGGTAGAGAGAATATAGATCCTAATAAGGAATCCGTACGTTTATGCTCTACCTTTGTCTATAGAGAACTCGCTGCTATGAAGGGGCTGGAAGTGGTCCTTGTCGCAGGGAAAATTGCTGCCGTTGGTCTAGGCATAGCGAGTCAACATGAACCAATGTATAAACTTAGTGGTAGTGTAAGAAGTCTCAATGTAGACGGCAAAGATATCCCTACGATCACTATCTATCATACAGCAGCCATACTCCACAACAAAGACGTGGAACAGGATGCAAAGATGAGATGGAGCATCTATAATGCTCTCAAATTAGCAAGAAAAATTACTTTCAAACAATAGTATTTTTCGATTGACACCCATGCTGGGTTGGTTATAATAGGCATAACCTAACGTAAGGAGAAAGATGAGCGGAAATAAGCATAAATTTACATTAGAGGAGTTAGGACTAGCCCTCCCTGTGTGCCCCAAGTGTCGGAAGCACACCATCTTCCCCGTTCTCATAGCATACGATGATGATGAGCATACCTACTTCGTTGAAGAGGTAGAGTGCCAAAGATCATCCTGTTCCTATAAGGCACCGAAACACGTATATGAGCAAAGAATCAAACGAAACTCTGATAGACGATCTCGTGAGCCAAGTACAAAACGTACTCAAAGGTCAAGAGATAGTTCCAGCCGTTGATGTATTAGCACGGGTACTAATTTCTCTGGGATGTAGTTTAAATAACATCTCCGGAGAGATTACTCCTGATGTTATACGTCAAATAAATAACAGGTACTATACGCCTGGTAAAGCAAATATTGCAGACGCAATTATCTTACAGGCATACACAATGCTTAGTTGGGGAGAGCCTCCAACTAGCACAGACACAAAGGAGAAGAAGGAGACGATTTAATTGGCAAGTAATAAGAAGGCACAATATGCAATCTATAAAGGTAAGGGTGGACGCTGCGGAGCTATCCAATTCAATTTAATTCCATGGGATAGCAATCGAGTACGTAACAATAAGCCATCACCATCTGGATTCCTGCTATTAGAAATAGCACCCACTATTGGCGAAGAGAACTACGACTGGGATAATAAGATCAGCTTCGCCCTAAGTGAAACTGATATCGGACAATTCATTATGGGTATCAATGGTGGATGTGAAATCTATCATCCCTATAATAATTCCCACAAGAAACTGCGCCTCGATCCAGGAGACGAACGTAACGGTCTGCCTACCTGGAAATTCAACATGTCTGAAACGCCTGACGGCGGACAAACCCGAAACATTTTTATACCTATCGCTGCTGCAGAGATGGCTGTTGTTAAGCAGCTCTTTCTAACAGCCATTCCTCTGATGCGAGGATGGGATGGGAAGATTGAACGTTGGGGAGAAAACGACAACGGTGTGACCAAGGCTCTTGAAATGCTTGAAGAAGTAAAAGTCATCCTGAATGGACTCACGTAATGGCTGGAATTTTGGTAGAAAAAGGATCAAAACAAAACTTTATCTTTGGTAAGCCAGAGCTTAAAGATTTTGAAGAAGGACATGCATGGACATGCACAGTTCACTTTGACCAGTTTGATAAGCCAGTACAACCGCTGATGCTTATTCCTCTGTTTAAGACACAGTTCAATGATGATCCAGAAATATGGGTGGCTGTATCAGCTTTTTATGATCTACTAGACAATATATATTCACTTACAATGCCTGGATTTGATGCTGTATTTATCTTCCATGATCAAAAGGTTATTGATGCTATCAAGAAGAGTGATCCTGTCATTGAAAAGATGCATGTAACTTTGACTCACCTACCATTTGAATTTATTACACACAAAGAAGCAGCGAAAAGAGAAAAAGAAAATGACAAAAGTAGCTGACGTTAAATTCTTCCAAGGTGACGTTGAAATTCCTTGTGGAGTATTAGTCGAAGCAGTATTCTCTCATATGTTACGGCCTATGGATGAAGGCCAAGACCATCTGAAAATCTATGCTGCAGGGACCAAGGCTGGGTATTTGTTTCTGGATCTGGTGTCTAAACAATTTCCAGAGATTAGATCTCTTCTACATTTTCAGCCTGAGGTAGCAAATCATTTTGCCACTATGTTCGTCGGCGGTATGCTGATGAAAAAAGCACTAGACAGTAAAGAGAATGATATTTCAATAGAAATAGACTTAATTGAGGAGGATGATAAAGAAGATGTCCCTAGCCCCTGCAACTGTAGTTGCGATAAAGAAAGTAGCACAGATAGCACTGCCAATAGCAGTGGATGTGTTCATGATGGGGCTTCTGAGGATGAAGGAAGAACAACAAAAGAAAGCTTGGAATAATTTAGACCAAGTCCCAGAAACCATTGATCATGAACAACAAGGAGAAAACAACCATGCCCGATTACAACGGTATCAAAATCAGCCACGTAGAATTCCGCACTTTTAGCGGTACCGGTAACCTAGTAGCCTATGCAGACGTACAACTTAACGAGTTCGTCACCTTGACAGGATTCAGGGTTATCCGTCGTCACGACGGTGCACTCTTCGCAGCTCCACCTTCCACCAAGTCCAAGAAAGTCAAGGAAGATGGCTCTGCTATCTATTACGACGATATACGCTTCCCATCGAGTTACTATGAGAACAAGCAGAATCCTTTCTGTGATGAGATCGTAAGTATGTTCGAAAAGGAACACGGTACTCCTACTAGTAGCACTACTGCACCTAGCATCCCCTTCTAAGGGATCCTATGACAATAACGCCTGAGCAACTCGTCAAAGCTATCTCTGAGCACAAAAACTTCCTCGGGGAGTATGCTGCTCTACTTGACAAGGAATACACTATGTATGCCTTGCCAGATGAAAATGGCGATCTCAAACAGATGACTCCTCGGGATTGGGAAATGTATTTCAGAGTTGAAATGCCTAGTAGCCCCAGTCCTGAGGAGTTGCTCAGTCTTCAATCAAAGGTCATCACTTTATTCGATACAGCCATGTTTTACTTGGCTCATTCTCAACTAATTGTTGACACATTTGACGAAGGTGCGAGCGAGAAATTAGACCAGGCACTAACAACGTTAGTTAAAACTCATGACCCAACTAAGGGGAGATTGCCAGCAGCAGCAACCTTGAGAGCTATAGCTAATGCAGAGAACGAGAACCTGGTCGGCGGGCAGGCTGCTGCCATTGCAAGATTAAACTTTTGGAAAACCATGGTCAAAAAGCTTGAACGTCAGGTAAAGCTGATGGAAGAAGCTCGATGGACTATGCATATTGATGCTAAACACATTAATGATGGAAGAGGAGAAGAAGATGGAAAGTTCTCAGCCTACTAAAACAGACGAAACAGAAGCCAAGCTTCTTTATGGTTTTAGTGTGACAGTCTTTGAAGGACAAGACGATCCTGTGTTTGAAGTGCGAGGGAATCCAACACCCAGAGCTATTTTAGCACTGGCAGAAGACGTTGTCTCCCGAGCGAATGGTATTGTGATGAACCAAATGGACTACCAGTTGGCCGAAATTACAGGAAGACTAGAAGAAATTAAAAAGAGAATGGATAACAGTGCAGGCTCTACTGAGGCTATTGTAGCATTACTAGGAAAAATGGTGATGAATCCTGGCCCTGATACTATCAATTCTGATACTGACAGCACTGATACTGACAACGACTAGAAAACTTAGACTACCACTAGAAACAGCCTTGCTTACATCTGGCGGAGGAGCTATACTTCTGGTCGGATGCTTATGGGTCGCAACAAAAATGTCCTTGGTGGGTTTGGGACTGTTTGCGGCCTTTGCTGTTTTTATGTGGTTACTTTTTAATAAGGGGAGCTGATACGATTGATTCCAGACATTCCCGAGGATCAAGTCCATCAATTAACTGGACTTGGCGAGATACTTTTTCCTGATCGATACGCAATACATCCAGAAGAAACCTGGAAAGAAGCATGTGCTAGATGGGCGCGAGGAGGAGCAGCAGCAGAACATGGGGAGAATATTAGCAAATGGGAAAGCAGATTCTATACTGAATGTGTAACCAATAGGTTTATCCCTGGTGGTAGAATCATGAGGAGCCTAGGACGCCCCCTACAAGCGACATCAAATTGTTTTGTTATTGGTCCAGATGATCTTGATTCAAGGGAAGGTTGGGGTCAAGCCACTAAAGAAGTTATTATTATTTCAGGTGAAGGTGGTGGTGTTGGCCTAAACGGTAGCACTATTCGACCACGAGGTTCAGCAGTAGGACGTACAGGTGGTCTTGCCACTGGTGCTGTATCTCTATTTGAAATCTTGAATGCCGCTGCCGAGGTAATCCGTGGTGGCGGCGGTAGACGTGCTGCATTAATGGTCTGTCTTAACCACGACCATCCTGATCTAGAAGAGTTTCTGAATAAGAAACTTGATCTTAAAGAGCTAAAGAATGTTAATGCTTCTATTGGGTTTATGAACGAAAGCATTGAAGGGTTCATCGAAAAGGTTAAAAACGATGAAGACTATGACTTGATTTGGCAAGATAAAATAATCAAGACTATAAAAGCCAGAGATGTTTGGGATACTATTATTCATAATAGCCTCAAGGTAGCAGAACCTGGCGTGTTAAATCTATATCTTATTAATGAGATGAACAACCTATACTATTGTCGTGAAATCACCTGTACAAATCCATGCGTAACAGGAGATACTCGTGTAAGTACCGAACAAGGCCTTGTACAAATTAAAGATCTTGTTCGCCAACCTGCACCTATATACACAATGGATAATGGAGATCCACGAAAATATAGAACCAAAAAGGTTATTATCGACCCACGTATGGGGCAAAGCACTCCACAAAAAATGGATAATTGTTTTGTATCTGGCGAAAAGCAGGTGTTCCGCCTTAAGACTAAGGAGGGGTACTCCCTTAAACTCACTGCTAACCACCGTGTAATGACAACGGAAGGTTGGAAACAAACAGACGAACTTCACCTTGGAGATAAAATCCATATTCAAAACACAGTTGGTGGATTTGGATCTAAAGGACATTGGAATTTAGGAATAATTGCTGGATGGTTAACTGGCGACGGTTGTTTAGTTGGATGCCACAAAGATGTACCTCACTTAGACTTTTATCCACCAGACAAGGACGTATTCCCGATTCTACTTAAAGCGGTTGAAAATACTCTTGGAAAAAGTCCTGCATGGTATTTACCAACAAATGAAGAAGACTGGAAAAGATCTCGGAAAGCTCATATCCAAAGCGCGGCATTGCGAGAGCATCTAGGTGAACTTTGTCAACAAAAATTTAGAATCCCAGAGTTCATTTGGCAAGGCACCAGGGGCACACAACAGGGATATATTTCTGCTTTATTCAGTGCTGATGGTTCAGTCCAAGGGACAAAAACAAAAGGTTTCTCTGTACGTTTAGCATCTTCTCGTTTGAAACTATTAGAAGATGTGCAAAGGTTATTACTAAACTTTAATATATTCTCCACAATTTATCCTGAAAGACGACCTGAAGGTTGGAGAAAATTACCTGATGGACACGGAGAATACAAGAGCTATTGGTGTAGGGCTGATCATGAACTAGTAATTTCTAGGGGAAGTATGGTTACATTTAAAGATGAAATCAAACTAATTCGAGAAGACAAACAGCAGCTATTAGAAAAAAATATCTCTACATATACCAAAGGACCTTACTCTGAAAGTTTTACAGCTGAATTTATAGAACTAGAAGCCCTTGGTGTTGAGATAGTATTCGATTTGTCTGAGCCAGTAACACATTCATTTTGTGCTAATGGCCTAGTGGTTCATAATTGTGGAGAATTACCATTGTCTCCGTATTCTGCTTGTAACTTAAGCAATCTTGTACTCCCACGATTTGTTAATAGAAACGGTACTGATCTACAGTGGGGCAAGTTAAACACTACTATCACTACCACAATACGTTTCCTAGACAATATGATTGACGTAGGGCATTATCCATTCGAAGAGATTCAAAAGGAGATGACCAATACACGTCGACTCGGAATGGGTGTGACTGGTCTTCATACAATGCTTTTACAACTAGGTATGAAATATGATTCAGAAGAAGCTTATGCTTTTGTAGCAAAGATGATGAGGTTCATCAAGAATAAAGCTTACGAAGCAAGTATCTTTTTGGCTGTAGAGAAGGGACAATTCCCGCTACTAGACCGTGAACAATTCATCAAGTCTGGCTTCTGTAAAACACTTAAACCTTCTATCCGTGACAAGATACTAGAGTATGGCATCAGAAACTGTGCCGTTATGACAGTACCACCACACGGGACCGGGGCATTAATCTGTAATGTTACCAGTGGTATCGAAGTTATGTTTGCGCCAGCTTGTACACGTACATATCAAGACGGTGAAGAAACCAAGACCACCATTGTCTTTGATCCTATGGCAGAGATGCTTATGCAAGAAGGCAATGACTCTTCATTGTTACAAGGTGCTCTAGATGTACCACCTGAGAATCATATGAAAATGCAAGTCATCATTCAAGAACATGTTGACAACGCTATTTCTAAATGTTTGGCCAAGGGAACACTGATCCCAACATCGCAAGGACTAATTCCTATTGAAAAACTTGGAGAAGCAAATCAGCCAAACACTTTTGGAAAACCAATAGATAATTTATTTGTTATTGGCGAAGACAACAAGACACATCGTGTTACCAATCATTACTGTGCTGGTGTCAAATCTGGAAAAAAAGTTCGTCTTACTAACGGAACTTATCTTTCTGGAGCAGACACTCACTTTATTATGACACTTAATACTAACGGAGAAAGAGAATGGAAGAGATTACAACATTTAAAGCAGGGAGACTTAGTTGAGTGTAAAAGGAACTTATCAATAACCCCTCAAGGCAACCAAGCTTTATCCCCCAGACCAACATTACGAACTAATGCTAAGAGGTTTTCTGTTCCAAAATATATGAACGAAAAACTCGCTTTGTTACTTGGTATGCTTGCCGCAGATGGTTGTACTTTTAATGGACCTAATGGTGGACAAACAATACTTTCTGAAAAAAATGAAGTAGTAGGAAAGCTTTATGATTCTCTTTTCTTAGAATTATTTGGGAGTTTGCCACGTGTTATATTAGACAAAAGGACAGGAGTAAGGGGTCATGTTTATTCAAGCAGCGCCTTAAGTAGGTGGCTTCACCCGATGATAGGACAAGGAGCTGCTAATAAAAAAGTCCCTGAAACAATTCTTAAAGGAAGCCAAGGAGAAATAGAGAACTTCATTAAAGGAACAACATTAGACGGATACAAGCATCAAAACAAGCTTGTTATTTATGACGGGTATTCATTTCAATTAGCTAATGGGATTGCTTGTATGCTTTCTTCTCTTGGTTATATACCACGTCAAGGGGAAAAACTAGTTACTGGCGGTACGCAGGACAGGACATATTATGTCCAGATTGATTCGTTTAATTCAATTGAACAACATAAAATAGCCACAGCACGAACAAGAGAACTAGTTCGCATACCAGAAGAGGTATATAATCTTAATCTACACACAAATCACCCAAGTTATAGTAGTTTAAGAAGTCTAAAACAGAGAATGCCTCTTGTTTGCTATGACCAGACACTAGATAATCTAGATATCCCTTACGATCCACATACTTGTTATGTAAAAATAAAAAGTATCGAAGATATAAAAAGTGAGATGTATGACATTACAGTAGCTGAAAACCATTCATATATTGTTAACAACATCGTATGTCATAACACGATTTGGCTACCCAAAGGCTACACAGAGAAACAACTCAGCGATCTTTTTATGAAATATTTACCACAAGTCAAAGGTGTGACCGTTTATACGACAGGTTCTAGACCAAATGAACCATTGACTCCAATCCCATTCGAAGAAGCTTTGCAAATGGGATGCACTGGAGGGGCGTGTGAGATATAACTTATCAAGAAATAATAGAGTTTGATTGGAACGGCAGAATTTACCAGTTCGTACGTAATCAGCCAACCAAAGATGACGGTAAAGAACTTATACGCCGAATCTTAACTCAAGCTATTAAGGACTATCTCTTCTATTATCCTAAAGCTAGAAGGACAGGCAAAGCCTCACAACAAGAATGGGAGAGAGCACGAGATTTCCTATTCGAAGATGGGTACACCATTAACTATGGTGATAATGACAATGTATGGGAACGCACAATGCCTGAACTATACGCAGAGTCTAAGGGCTATGACAACGTCAACCCTAAAATTATCATTGAGATGAGAGAACGATTAAAGCTTAAAGCAGAAAAGATGTGGGCAGACGATGATTGTTAGGCGAGAAGAACAAATTGCTTGGATAGCACAGAAAGTTCACGATAATGACTATACAATTGTGCTTACAGGCGGTGTGTTTGACTGGCTGCATCACGGTCATATCAGATCTTTCCAAGAAGCCCTAGCCTACCCTGCTTTACATGACGATGAACGAGAAACTATTCTATTCGTGGCGGTCAATGAGGATATTAGCGCTGAACATTTCAAACGAGAGCCAGCTCTTACACAAGAACACAGAGCATTCATCCTAGACTCAATACATATTGTAGATGTCGTCGTGTTATTCCCTGCAAGTAACCCTGCAAATATTATCCGTTTGATAGAACCCGATTATTATCTCAAAGGTGAGGAATATAAACTTGAAGACCTGCCAGAGCGACAGGCCCTAGAGAGTTGTAGAACTGTTTATATTCCATGCAAGAAAAGAATTACAGTCAGTAGCACGACTGAACTAATTAAAAGAGGAGCGAGAAATGCCTAAGAAGAAAAGGGCGTCAAAGACATCAGAATCAGCAGCACTAGCGGGAGACATGGCAAGAAGAGCACTTGACCTAGCCCAGTCATCTATTGAAAAAAGCTATGGCAAGGGTTCTATCATGTGGGGCGATGCCACTAAAGCATTTGATATTTATCCATCAATTCCTACAGGATCATTGGGGCTAGACAAAGCGTTGGGTATTGGTGGTATCCCTCAAGGTAGAATCATTGAGATCTATGGCAGTGAGTCGGCGGGCAAAACTACCTTGGCCTTGCAAATTATCGCCCAATCCCAAGCTGCTGGAGGCATCGCTGCTTTCGTTGACATGGAACATGCTTTAGATGTGAAGTATGCAAAAAACCTGGGCGTCAAGATGGAAGACATGCTGATTAGTCAGCCTGATAATGCTGAACAGGCTTTAGAGATCATTGATACCCTAGGTCGATGTGGGGCTGTTGACATCATCGTACTTGATTCAGTTGCAGCTCTAGTCCCCAAGGCAGAGCTTAATGGCAACATGGGAGACAGTCTACCAGGTCTTCAGGCTCGTATGATGAGCCAGGCTTTAAGAAAACTAACTGCTATCTGTGCCAAAACTAATACAAATGTTATCTTTATCAATCAGATTAGATATAAAATTGGTGTAATGTTTGGCAACCCTGAAACTACTGCAGGTGGAAATGCTCTTAAGTTCTATGCTTCAATACGCCTAGATATCAGACGTATCGGTGCTCTTAAAAAAGGTGAAGAAATTGTTGGTAATCGTACTAGAGTTAAAGTAGTCAAGAATAAGATGGCCCCACCATTCCAAGAGTGTGAGTTCGACATTATCTACGGTAAAGGAATTGACTTCTTTGGAGAAGTAGTTGATGCAGGTGTAGCTAATGGCACCATTACCAAGAGTGGGGCTTGGTATAGCATTGGTGATGAACGTCTTGCCCAGGGTAGGCCTAATGCTATCGAGAACATACAAGCATGGCCTGAGATAATTGAAATGATTGCCGGTGAGCACTATAGTAAACAAATATTGATTGAAGAGGAAAAAGATGAACAACCTATTAGTGATAACGAGCTGGGAGAGGATGAACAACTCCTGGCCATTGAACCAGGAGTCATTGAAGCGGAAGTCGAAGAAGAAGAATAGTACTCCTGAGGGGGAAGTAGCGAGAAAACTGTTCCCAATCAGGTTCGTGAGAGGTACTGGTCTAAGCAAACAATCTAGAGTGCTCTCTATCAATGAGATCTTGTTTAATGATGTATTAAAAACATATCCTACTGGTATGGACACCCTCATTCAAGAGCTGTGGTATATGTTTAACCACCGACGAAAGACTCTTAGAGCTGCACCTGGGTCTCCTGGTGCAGTGGCTCATACATTCGTACGAAACGAAACACCTGAACCTGTTCTTGTACAAGTAGATCAAATGGTGACTGATGTAGCTATGCTAGACGCCACTCTACAATTGACTAGATGTCCTGAGTGGCTTGCCGCTAAAACAAAAAAGATAATTGTAAGAGTTGCCATTGATGAGGAAAGTTATGCAATACATGCATCTAGTAGACTAGATTATATGGGTGAGTATAAACGATTCAAGCGTGAGGTAGAGTTATATTAAGGAAGACTATATATAAGAAGATGGAGAGAAAGTTATGGCCTCAGGATGTACTAAAAGAATGTGCTCATGGAGTACAAAGATGTCAGGTATGTGAAAGAGTAGAATGTGGAGACAATATTTGGATACGGCAAGTGGTTATGAGTGTCTCCTGTCCATATACAAAAGGCTCTTACATTACTCATAAAGGTAATTCATACTATATCCAAGAGGTTAGTGTTGAACAAGTAGCTGATGAATGGTGGTTCTGGAAACTGCTTACTATCATACAATAAATATAGATCGAATAAAGGAAAAGGCTGGCATTCTCATTGTCCTATGTACACTTACATTTTCATACTGAATATAGCGCACTCGATAGTATTGTTAGAATATCTGAGGTTGCCAAAAGGGCTAAGGAATTAGGCCAGACTGCTGTAGCTATTACAGACCATGGAACTATGTCTGGCATTTACAAGTTCAATAAAGCTTTGCGCGAAGAAGGTATCAAGCCTATCCTGGGTCTTGAGGCCTACTATGCTTTCGACCGTACCCTTCGTGAACCAGATAAATTTGGTCAACGATACTATCATTTAGTGTTCCTGGCACAGAATGAGATCGGACTAAAGAATTTAATTACACTTTCATCTCTAGGGTTCCAAACCGGCTTCTATTACAAGGGGCGTGTAGATATGGAATTACTAGAACAATACAACGAAGGTATTATTTGTACTACTGCATGTATTCAATCTCCGCTATCTAGATTGCTAACGTTAGGGAACAGTGGAGAAGCTGAGCAAGAGATGCTCCGTCTCAATGATGTGTTTAAAGACCGCTTCTTCTTGGAAGCACAGGGGTGTGCCAACCCAATCATGGATGATAGCCAGTTAGTTTATAACGAATGGCTAGTTGGAATGGGAAATAAATATGACATCCCTTTGGTAGCTACCTGTGATGTACACTATGTCCATAAGGAAGATGGTTTTGCAAGAGGGTCAGTCCATGACCAAGCCTTATGTATGGGTATGAATCGTCTCATCTCTGAAGAGAAGAGGATGAGTTATGAAGGCTTTCATCTCTGGATGAAGTCAGAAGAAGAGATGTTAGACTATTCGACTAATGGCTTAGCTCATGTACCATCAGAGGCTATTACTAACACGCAATACGTAGCTGACATGTGTCCGGGTATCTACTTTACTTCTATTAAAGACCTTGCGCCAGTGGCACCTAACGTTACAGATTCCCGGCTTCTCCTAGAGTCACAGTCAAAGCTAGGTCTAATTGATAGGCTCGGAGGTAAGCTAGAAAACGTTACGGAAGAGTACCGAAAGAGGATTGAATATGAACTCAAGGTCATTGATGAGATGGGATTCAACGATTATTTCCTCGTAGTCAAAGATTTTATCGAGGCTGCTAGAACCAAAGGGATACCTGTTGGTCCAGGACGAGGTTCTGCTGCAGGTAGCTTAGTAGCATGGGCTCTCGGTATCACCGGGAAACACCTTGATCCTATCAAACATGGGCTTTACTTTGAGCGGTTTCTTAACTTGGGTAGACAAGAATATCCAGATATTGACGTAGATTTCTCTCAAGATGGACGTGAGGAAATATTCCAATATATTACTGATACGTATGGCGCAGACTGTGTGTCTCATATCGGTACACACCAAAGTCTAAAACCTCGTAGCTTAGTCCGAATGGTTGGTAAAACACTAGGATATAACCAATTTGAACAAGGGCTAGCAGCAGGATTAGTACCTCCTCCCGTATCAGGCAAAGAGCCCACAATGGAAGAGGCTATTATAGAGTCCCCAAAGCTCAAGATTGAATTCCCTGATGTTGTGAAAACTGCACTCAAGCTTGATCGATTAGTGACACGCCCAGGAGTCCATGCTTCTGGAATGATTATCTCCAAGGAATCTCTACTAGGATATATTCCTATGTGGAAGAACTCTGGATATGAATTTATCACTGAGTTTGATATGAAAGAGGTAGAAAAGCTTGGCCTGATCAAGTTCGACTTCCTGGGGCTTATCAATTTAGATATTATAGACACCACGATAAAGATGATTGAGACTAATCATTGTGTCAAACTAGACCCTGAAGAGTTTCCACTGGATGACAAACGAACATTCGAGATGCTACGAGCTGGTAAACTTGGTGGAGTCTTTCAACTTGAGGATGCCTTGTCTGATGTAGTAGCGAAGGTACAACCTGTATGTCAGGATGACATCTCAGTGATTGTGGCTATCGGACGACCAGGACCTATGGGGGCTGGACTACTAGATACCTATTTAGAGTGCCGTAAAACTGGCGAACCTCCACAAGGTATGCCTTATCAGCTTGCTCAAGTGCTAGAAGATACATTCTATACATATGTGTACCAGGAACAAGTCATGCGCATCTGTCAAAAGATAGCAGGCTTTAGTTTAGAAGAGTCTGACGATATGAGGAGGGCTATTGGAAAGAAAGATGAAAAAATAATGAGTGGACTGCAGGACAAATTCCTTGCTGGCTGCCAACAAGTTGCTATCTTATCCGACAATGATGCACAGGGGTTATTTACTAACATTATGGGCTTTGCAAAATATTGTTTTAATAAAGCTCATTCATATGCATATGGTCTTATCTCTTACTATGAAGCATATCTTAAAGCACACTACCCAGAAGAGTTCTTTGCAGCTCTATTGACACATACCAAGAAAGAAGACAAGTATGCTCGATATGTAGCTGAAGCAGGAGAGATGGATGTCTCTGTTCAAGGACCACACATAAATAAGAGTGGATGGGGATTTACCCTGGAGAAGGGTAAGATCATCTATGGATTGAAAAGTATTAAGGGATTAGGTAATGTAGCTGTACGCGGAATTATTAACTCACGCGGTAACAAGCATCAGCAAATGAAGTTCAAAGACTTCTGGGACTTCTGTGACAGGGTTAACCTACAGAAGGTCAACGCTGGAGCACTGTCTGCTCTTGTACAAGCAGGAGCATTTGATTGTCTAGGTTATGACCGTGAAGATCTACTACTCTTAATTCCTCAAGCTACTAAGTACTACCAGGACCTAGCGAAGTATTATGAGAGAGAAGAAAACTCTCGCGTTAGGGCTAAAGAGATTGAATACTTAGAAGCACACCCTGATATTCTAGAAGAAAGGAAGATAGAAGCCAAAACAATGGGCAAGCGCTTTATGAGGCCACGCCCCCTAAAGGTCCCCCCAAAGCCTGAGAAACCTGAGATTTCAACGGGGGATCGTGTTAGAATCACACCAGAGATGCTGGATTGGGAACGAAAAGTATTGGGTTGTACTATTACAGCACACCCCACTGATTTCATTACCCCCGCTGGTGACATGTGTCGCGTAGCAGACTTACACTCCCCCGGTCAACGGGGGAAGGTAGGTGTAGTCATCGTTGGAACTCCGAAGGTTATTGTGACCAAGAAGAACCAAAAGATGGCATTCTGTGCGATGGAGGACGCATCAGGGAGACTAGAAGTAACGGTCTTCCCGAGGCAGTACAATAAGTATAAAGACCTGCTTAAGGCTGGTAACCTACTGATTCTATTCTGTTCAGTAGATAAGAGGCCAGATAAAGCAGGTGCCATTCCGCGTCCTGTGGTTGCTGACAAAATTAGCTTACTAGAGAGGTGAAAGTTTTGAAGAAATTCTGGACACAGGAAGAAGACGACGTACTAAAAGAGCTTAGAGCACATATGACAATTAGTCAGCTCTATGAAGAACTAAAGAAGAAGGGGCATGAACGCTCTCCCAAGTCTATTGAGCATCGATGCTTGAGACTACAACTATATAGAGCAGATACTAATGAACTAGTGCAACAAGAGAGTGATGACCTCAGTGCTTTCTATGAGTCATTCGAACGCATCAAAAAGATGGGCAAAGACTATACTGTCAAGGATACCACCCTACGAACTGGATTTGTTGATGACACTAGTGGTTATCGTAAGATCCTAGTGACTGGTGACTGGCATGTCCCCTTTGAAAAGCACGAGATGATTATGAATATGATAGCAGAACACAGCGATGCTGATGCTGTTGTGGTTTCTGGAGATCTATTTGATCTTTACTCTGTGTCGGTATTTCCCAAGAACAAATGGATACCTTTGATTAAAGAATATCAGATTGCTAGAGAGTGGTTGAAGATCTTATCTAGTATCTTTCCTAAGGTAATACTTTTAAATGGTAATCATGAAGCAAGGATCCATAGATATTTCATCAAGAATGTTAGCCAAGAAGTAGTACCGTTTGTAGCACAGCCTGTAATGGAGAGACTAGCTCTTGGTTGTATCTATGATGATGAAGCAGCCCTAGTAGGAATGGAACCGTTTGACAATGTCATCTACGAAAGAGAGTTCCCCTGGTATACACAGATTGGTAAGACTATCATTGTGCATCCAGATTCCTATTACGGTGACACCGCAGGTGGACGAGTTCTAGGTACTGTGGTCCGTGCAGACAACTATTTCCGTACCAAGAGAGACTATGACTCTATCATCATGGCTCACACTCATAAGGTAGGTATGGCCGTACGCGACGGTGTTTTACTAATGGAGCATGGTTGTGCTTGCAACATGTTAGAGTACCAGCAGGATGACCGCAAGTTCCGTTATGGGACTCAACATAATGGCTACGCAGTTATTTATCAAGACAAGAAAGGCAACACAGACTGGAATGAAAGCCGAGTGATTTTCAGAGGAGCACAATGGCCACAAAAAGAAGGAGTAAAGATCTGGAATGAATAACGCAGAAAATCTTCTATCAAAGAGACTTAATGCAAACCCTCAACATGATATTGTTTTCTTTCAAAAGGTAGCACCTATTGTACAGTCCATGATGGACGACCTTATAGAACAAATGGATGCTAGATTTAATGAGTTTGGATCTAGTTATGGTGAATTGTATATCAACTTGTTTGCCATCAACAAGATTCTAATTGACAAAAAGATAGTTACAACACAAGAAATGCAAGCATCTATAGATACATGCTCTAAAGAGTTTATGAAAATGATGCATGATGAAGACAAGGAAGAGAGAGCTGGTCGTGCCACAACCATTAAAGTTTAATCTCTGGCAATATCTAGACAACTTCATGATTCAGGAAGACCCTATTCCTGACATTAGAATTGCTAACCTCTACCCAAGTGAAGCCAGTGTCGAATACGTAGACAGTTATGGAGAGAAGGTAGTCCTAGGCGGTTGTATGAGACAGTCTTGGCTTCGTGTCAAGATAATGGAAAACTTGGCCCGCACCAGGGACTCTAGGTTCCACCTGCCCGTTGGGAATGGAGAAGTATTAGTCAAGCCTATCCCCTTCTCTGCTAAAACTCTATGGGTCTTCGCTGCAGGGAATAAGTATGAGGATATGGTCAAGGAGAAGATGCTTGCCTCTGGTACCCTAGCTGCTGCTCATAAAAGGTTCCATCAAAATATCAAGTACAACTATGTGCTCAGTGGAGAGCTAGATGCAATAGGCCGTGATCCAAATACAGGTGACTACTTCGGTGTTGAAGTCAAGTCTATCTATGGATATAACGCAGAGAAGGAAGTCATCGGTAGTGTGGGAGAACGTAGGGCTGGCCGTAAGGGCAAGCCTAAGCCACAGAATGTGATGCAGGCTGCTATCTATGATTATGCATGGCCAGAGCTTCCTTACTTCAAACTCATGTATATTATGAGAGACAAGGTTCTTAAGGCTGAATTCGATATTGTTGTAGATCATGACTCAGGTCGTATTTATATCGATGGCGAGGCAATTGAAGAGTACACTATCTTTGATGTCTTCACTCGCTTCTCTAACCTAGCCTTGGCACTCCATACCTCACGACTACCAGCTAGAGACTATGAGTTGCGTTATAGCGATGAGAAGATGAATAAGATAGTTGCCAGAGACCAAATAGCTAAGACCAACAAAGATAAGTGGACTAAGTACTGGGATAGAACAGTTGAAATTGCAGAGACAGGCAAGGGCAGGGGACTAATGCGCCCTGAGCTAGGTGATTGGCAGTGCAGTTATTGCAAATTCAAGGAATTCTGTTATGACTCAGAAGGCAATCACAAAGACTTTGACCTGATGGGAATTTAAATGGGTCTATCACAGAATCAAGTGCAGGAATACATCACCAATGAATGTGATGCTGTGAGGGAATTGCTACTCCTAAAGAATAAGGAGTATGGCAATTCAGCCCTAGAGCCTAAGAGAATCTTTTCTCATGCTAGTGCTATCGAACAGATTAATGTCCGTTTAGATGACAAACTGAGTAGAATTATGACGAGTGGTGAAAAAGAAATAAAAGAAGACACAATTCAAGATCTGATTGGTTATCTGATCTTGTTAAAGGTTGCACAAAGGATTCAAAATAATGAGCAGCGCGAATAGAGGTTGCAAGAGACGAACTAACGATGCTTACTATACTCCTGATAAACTAGCAGATGCTTTGGTAGGATGTATTGAACCTTACTTTAGTGAGGACGATACATTCTTAGAACCACATGCTGGTGGTGGTGCTTTTGTACGTGCACTAAACAAACGAAGCTGTTATGTAGAAGCAATCGATATTAACCCAGATGTAGGACATGCTACTCTCATGGACGGGGCGAACTCGTTCCTACAAGCAGATTATCTCCACACTGATGTTGATGCATGGTACCACTGGATTATAGGGAACCCTCCATTCCAGAATGCTATGGACCATGTGATGCACTCATTTGATCAACTCAGTGCTGATGGTAATCTATGCTTCCTACTACGCTTAGCATTCTTAGAGTCTAAGAAGCGTGCTGCATTCTGGAAGGAACACCCAGCTCATAAGATATGGGTGCTATCTGAACGGCCTAGTTTCACAGGAGGGAAGACAGACAGCTGTGCATATGGCTTCTTCTGGTGGACCAAGACGCCTGTGAACTATACACAGTTAGAAGTATTGAGTTGGAAGTAACATGACTATTTATGTAATTGGTGATGATATCAGGGATATATATATCCCGTGTAAATACTTAGGGCAAGCCAATGAAGCTAACACTTCTAAACTTAGAACCAAGGCAGGCTTAATCGGAGTCAACAAGTATGGTGGTATTCATTTTGTAAGGAGTAGTATCTCAGCACTTGTTAGCCAGGGACAATCTGTATTTTCTCCAATACATAGTGTAGGTACATCGTTATGGAATATTTTAAGGTACACTGCCAATCAGAAAACGCATCTTACAGTGGAAACTGTACAGTGGCAAGCACCAGATGACTTCCCGATAGTCAATTTTCATCCAACCTTAAAAGATATAGTAGTCTTCTGGGATGACGACAAAAGTAGCCATAAACTATTAAGATCTCATTATGACTTGGCTATCAAAGCAGGTTCTACTATTGTAGTAGATAGCAGTAGGCGCGATGTGTTTCAAGCTTATCCAAAAGCTGATATCTTTAAAATCTCTGGTGATGAATTAAAACAAGTTACAGGAACAAAACCATCTGGTTCAAAACTTATCATTACACACAAAGATGGGACCATCTTAAGACCAGGCTGTTATGAGTTTTCAGTCAAGATAGTAGAGAATCCAGTAGACACCATCGGCGCAGGTGATGTGTTCCTAGCACGTCTTGTATATGGCTTGTGGAACCATGAGGAACTTCCGGATATTATTCCGGAAGCTAATAGATTAGCCCGTGCATCCATTGGGTACCCAGGCTGCTACTTCCCTAAGGAGGAAATGTAATGCAAAGTGTTGAATGTAATTGTGACGGATGGAAAAGTTCGTTTCAAGATATTGCTACAGCGCAGACTATAGCTGACAATCATGGGTTCAAATACACGGGGCTTGTCTTCAAATACTGTCCATGGTGTGGTACTGAACTAGCCAATTGGGAACTAGTGTGGGAACTAGTGCAAGAATGGGCGGATAAAGATAATGGCTGATGATCAACATATGATGGAACACTTAGCAGAAAAGTACCCCGGCGAGGCCAGGCGTGCACGTACAGGTAGCCGTAGCTCTGCTATTAAACTCTTTTGTAAACAATGCATGAGTGATAAGCGTAAAGATATCGTAGGATGTCCTAGTAAAGAAAGCTGTGAGCTATGGCCTTACCGTATCGGTGGGTTTGAACCAGCTGGTACCCCTATCACAGAACCTGACCCAGAGAAGGCGGCACTAGCCCGCGCAAGATTCAAGAAAGGAACCGAATAATGGTACGAGAAGATTACGAGAAGGTAGCAACGTTTGTAAGTAATAACCTTCGTCCAATGTATGATGCAATCAAGTCTCTACAGGATGACAGGCGTGACGAAGTCAAGCACTTCTGTAAAGAGAACAATATCGCAACTAAAGACTTCAATGAAGCTTATCGTCGTGCCTTCAAGGAAGTTGGCAATGAGGTTGATATGATGGCTATGGCTATGGCAGGAGATCTACCTAATGACGACCAATAATACTTATCTTGGTGTTAGTGATCTAAACAGACTAGAACTAGTACATGAATTTGATATGTCCAATGATTGTCTATCTATCTGGGTTAGAGTCTTTGATACCAGAAGAGGGATCAAAAGAGGATTCCGAATTGCTATGACCAAAGAGCTGTTTGAAATGCTTGCAGAAGATGTTGGTGAAGGAATAGGATACCCTCTAGCAAAAAGTACATGGGATGTCCCAGGTTATAGGAAGGGAAGAAGATAATGGAACTTAAGCACTATCATAAACCACACAAGGTAGAAAAGCCTTGGGGTTATGAAATATGGTGGGCAAATACAAGAGGGTACCTCGGCAAGCATCTGTTTATCAAAGCAGGTCATTGTTCTAGTGTCCATTATCATAGGGACAAGAACGAGACTATGTATGTCCATGTGGGGATTGCTAAGATAGAAATCTATGAACTTGAGGGTGGGAAAAGAATAGATTACTACACCTTAGGACCAGGTGAATCAATTGATATCCCGGCAGGGGTTGTCCATTGTATCATGGCCCTATCTGATTTAGATCTCTTTGAATCCTCAACTCCACATCCAGACGACAGTATCAGGGTATTGGACCCATATAAAAGAGATGAAAAGTAAACCACCAACTACAAAAGCTCATCTTCAGTTATCAAACAACTTTGGTGGTAGGGTCTTAGTGACTCTATTCCCATCGAAGTCTGCAAAACAATTCACAGTGTCAGATGCTCGTGCACGAATTGAGTTTAAGAAGTTCGTGGATACATTCCAGCAATCTATCTCTGGTATCTTTGGTATTTATGCAGGATATAAGACATCTACTGGACTAATGGAAAATCTAGGCGTCGGCCTCACAGATGTTATGATTAGACAAGAGGCAGCTCAAGGCTTTTTCTTCAACGCAGTTAAACCTCATTGTACTGTTGTAGGGTTTGATCATGTTGGGATGAACATGAAGATAAGAGTGGTTGTACCTACATGGTTGATTGAATTGGTGAATAACAGTGGCACAAATGAAAGCAGCTCTATTCCTAGATAGGGATGGAGTAATGAACGAAGATACTGCCTATGCGCATGGCAGTCATCCCATCACCTTAGTTCCCGGCATCGTAGATATCTTTTTCTTCCTGAACCATAATCCTGTCTTCTTTCCTGTTGTCGTGAGCAATCAAAGTGGTATTGCACGTGGAATTTATACAGAAGAAGACTTCCAGAGATACACTCAGCGACTCTATAAGATCATCCAAGCTAAGTCGGGCTATAAGATGGATAATGTTCCTGCATATTTCTCACCTTCATATGACAAAAAGAGCTTTGATCTAAAACCGAATCCTGGTATGCTGCTTTCCGCCGCAAGGAAGTATGACATTCAACTACGAGAGTCATACATGATAGGTGATGGTTTTAGTGACGTTGAAGCAGGTTACAGAGCGGGGTGCAGGGGCTTTTTCCACAGGTCATGCGGCATGAATGTATTTGACCTATTCAGATGTATACCAGAGATCAAATACTTACTAGAAACATCAGGGAATATAATACAAGAGAAGGTACTTCATTGAAGATTGACAATTTAGATGATGTCGTGCAGCATCTTAAAGCACAGTTACCTAAGTATTTAGAGAAGCATGGTATAAATACTGCCAAACGATTCGTATGTATTAACCCAGCCCATGAAGAAGACACCCCGTCTGCGATGCTTAACCCTAAAGCAGGGTATACACAGGGACATTGTTTTGGGTGTTTACCTCCAGAACAAGAGGTACGTACTCCCCATGGCTTAAGAGCCATTAAAGATTTAGATACACAAGTACACAACTTAGTGTATATGGCTGATGGCTCAATTGGCAGAGTTATAAACCATGCTGGCAAGAAGGTAGATGAAGAGTTATATACTTTCGTTTTAGCCAATATGTGGCGTAATGATTTATCATTTACTGCTGAGCATATAATGTTGGTAGTTCGTAATCCAGAAAATAACTTGAACTACTTGTGGAAACGCCCAAAAGGTGACGTGATTTATCATAAAGCCGCTAAAAGTCGTTCAAAAGCTATTAGCCATAAGTATCGAAAACCATTAAAAATTAAAGAAGTAAAAGCCAAAGATGTTTTGCCAGGAGACTATTTTCTTATGCCTCCTGTAGGAAATAGTTTTGGTAAATTTGTTATTGACTTAGGTGTAGGCCAGGTTGAATTAACAGAAAATTTGATGTGGCTATTTGGTCTTTATTGTGCAGAGGGAAGTCTTTATCGTGGAGGGGTAGCATGGAACCTAGGCGCTCATGAGCCAGAGATTGCAGAAAAAGCACACTCAATTTTAACGATAGACCTAGGACTTAATGCTATTATACATGATAGAAGTGATAGAGGATCACTGACTGTTACATGTTCATCAACAAAAATAAGTAAGGTTTTTGAACGACTATTTGGTAGAGGATCTGAAAACAAAACTGCTCCATATGCATTTTTTAGATGTGATTTATCTCTTCAAGAAGCATTTTTAAATGGAGTATTTGATGGAGATGCTGACTGTAATAACTATACGCTTACAGTAACTAGCAAGCATTTAGTAGACATATTGCAACAGATAGCAGTCAATTTGTCTAAGCCTATTAGTAGGTCATATACAGCGTCCCATGTTGCTAATGATGGGATTTCACGCAAACAAACTTATACTTTGCGAATGCTTAAAAGACAATCAACAAAGTGTTTCTATGAAACTATTAGGGGTGTAAAATATTTACTCCAACGTGTTGATGACATACAAATTTCTGAACCATTAGATTTAGTATACGATATAACAGTCCAAGGAAAAACTACTGGTAGTTATCACAACACCTTTCTATGTAGAGATTATGCCGTCCATAACTGTGGTGTAGGGTTTGATATTTTTAACGCTGCCCATTGGTTAGAAGGACTTCCCGCCGAAGGAGCTGCCTGGATTACAGAGACCATCCCCGCACTAGCTGAGCAACTAGGTGTAAAGATAGATTATGTAGAGCCATCAGAAGATGAGAAGGAAAGACTAGCTGTCTATAGGGTTTACGCAGAGACGGCTAGCTATGTTTCATCAGAGAAAACCGGCAAGTGGTCTAAGGATACAGAAGACTATATCAGCGAGAATACCTGGGATAAACAGTTCTTATCTGCTGCAGGTGTTGGTGTATGTGATGAGAATGAATACATCCAACACATGATGGCCAAGGGCTATACTGTTGACTATCTAGTAGATGTCAAACTCATCCCGCCAAGAGGAACAACGTCTCATCATACTCCTAGTATCATTGCTGCTGACCAACTCGTCTTTACAATCACAGATGAACTAGGTAGACCATGTGCCTTTGCTGCCAGACGTTTCTCTGGTGAACGTAAGTTCGTGAACACAGGTAATACAGGCAAATATGATATCTATCAAAAGGGTAAGAGACTTTATAACCTGGACCATGCTAAGAGATCCGCGCGTACTGGGAAACCACTCTATCTTGTAGAGGGCTATGGTGATGTACTAAGCGCTCGTATGCGTTCTATTGAGAACATATCAGCTGCCTGTGGCACGTCTTTGACAGAGGAACAGCTTGAACTGCTGTCTCGTCTCGGCATCAATGATATTATTCTCCTATTCGACTTCGACAAGGCAGGTAGAGACAACACAAAACGAGTTATTGAAACAATTCTACCTAAAGCCAGTGATATGCGCTGTCGTGTAGCAATCCCAGGAGATGGTGATGATGGCAAGGATCCCGGCCTACTATTACACGAGAAGGGAGCGGAAGGTATCCTCTCGCTCAAAACGATTCCCGCGTTTAACTGGCTACTTGGGAGATACCTTTCTGAAGGTATTGATCAGACAGACGTCGCTATTAGACTGGTTCCTGTCATTGCATCTGAACCAAATGCTGTTGTCAGAGACTCTCAGATCAATGCTTTGGTTGAAACAACGGGTGTCGCGAAATACGCAGTCGAAATCCAAGTTAGAAAACGAACAGAAGAGGCTGTGGCAGAAAGTGAACGCAAGCGACAGTTACTGATAACTACCTTTAAAAATGCATTGGACAGTGACCCTAGTGCTGGTGTTCAGCTGTGCGAAGAATTTATGCTTAAGTTTGAGGACTTAGAAACTGAGTATGAATTAGATAGATACTCTCCTACCTCTTCTCTCCATATGACAGAGAGACAAAGAGAGAAAGAATATTCTAAAGAAGCCAGCGATATTCATGGCTTCCATCTACCGTATATGAAAGACTTTGAAGACCATCTATCTGGTGGTCGAGATTGGTCTTACAGGACATTGATGATGGTGGGTGGAGAAGAGAATGTAGGGAAAACAAGCTGGATCCGGTGGCTGCTCTATAATATTGCATGTGTAAAAGAAAACAATGCTATATGTATCTACTGGTCTATTGATGACTCAGAAGAAGAGATCCTCCCAGGATTTGTAGCACTAGCTAATGTAGAACTCACTGGGTATATTCCTACCCTACCTCAGCATCCAGTACTAGATATTGGACATGTTGTCAACCCTAAACGTAGTGTCATAGGGTTGAATAAAGCTGCACAAGAAGCAATGTGGGCTCGACGTGACAAAGCCTATGAACGTGTCCTAGATTTGATGAGAAATGAAAGACTCATCATTAAAGATGCCAAGAGTGGAAATACTTTGTCATACGCCAAGGGTGTTGTGCGTCATTATCGTCGTAAGTATCCAGACAAGAAAATTGTATTAGTCATTGATAACACTCACAACCTAGGGGACCATAGCGATCTAAAAGAGATTCGTGACAGATACACACGTATTGCTGTCACAATGAAAAATGGCATCGTCAACAAATACGATTGTCTAGTTCTTGCTTCTGTAGAGTATAGGAAAAAGAGTGGATCTAACGAACCACTAGAGATTCAGTTGCCTAACAATGACAGGATTGCAGAAGCCAGAGCTTTCAAATACATGGCCCAATGGATTGGTCATATGTATAGTGATATCACAGAGAGACCTACAAAATATACAGTGTTCTATCAAGATCCTGTTACAGGAGAACATAGACCACGGGTTATCATGCTTCATTCCAAGACCAAGATCAATAGGTGGAAGGGTGTACAATATATGGACTTCCATAGTGGATGCTCTGCGTTCGAAGAGGTCGGTTCAGATAAGGCTAAGGTAGAACATGTCAAGTACTATGACAAGAAGAAAGAAGAAGAATGAAGTTTGATAAACTACATGCAACCCTGAGTTTGGCTCTTGTCATTGGTATTATCTTAGTAATTGTTGCTGGGGTTATTATCAAAGGCAAAGCTACAGAGTTTGAAAACCTCCAGGCAGATGCTGCGTTAAGTGCTATGAAGTTTGAGGAACTAGAAAAGGGTTTAGTACGAGCTGAGTCACAGCTAGTAACAGAGAAAGAATTACGCCGAGAAATAAAGGAAGTCTTTAGCACTCAGTTTGACATTGTACTATCTGATCTGGCTGAACTAAAAGCAAAACCTAGCATTGTACACCACACTACTTCAGTAGTAGAGGGTGATACCAGTGTGTTTGAAGATACTGACTATCCATCCAAATATAAGTTCCTTACTAAAGACGGTATGTCTGTTGCTGAGTATGAGTATAAGGATAGACAGTTCCGCGCGAAGACCTTTGATCTAACAGTTAACTCAGGTATAGTAATCTCTGAAGACAAGCATGGTAATAGGGTGGCCCACATATGTGGGACGATCTCCTCCTCAGATACGGAGGATTCAGGAAACTATCCTCTTGAAATCGTGAACTCTAAGCTTTCATTTATAAAGCCAGACAAACTAGAGATGATGTTTGCACCACACTTGGATGCTGGAATCTCTATTGGATATAACGGAACCGAAAAGAAAGGGGTCTTACATGGCAGCTTGGGAATTTCTTTCCTCTCTATTGGCACAACTAAAAGCGATAACATTTTGCGTTTTGGACACATACGGGGAATTGTTAGTTCAGGGAGCGCTGGTATTGGGATTGACCCTGCTGGTCTCAATATAGCTAAGCCCCTACCGCTCGTAGATGACATCTGGTTATGGGTTGGACCCACATTCGCAACTGATGGTACACATATTACAGCTACTATCAGCTCGACATTTTAAGGAATAATATGCCTTGGGTAGTATTTGGTGAAGGATGTTTTACATTTGATGAATGGGGTTTCGACTGTCTAGGAGATGCGAAGGAAGCCATCAAGTGGCTGAAGCCTAGGTACGAAGCAGCAGTTAGCCATTATATAGAAGACGAAGCCAGGTGGTGCAACCATCTATTTGGCAGGGTATATGAAACCTTCGATGATTTCGTAGATGACAATGGATACTTAGATAGGATGTCAAAATGAAACGCAACACACGTAAGGATTATCCATTCCCTGGAATGAAGACAGGGGATGAAGAACACAAACCCTCAGATGGCATTATTAAAGAGGAAGAAGAGTTCCCCGATGTACAGATGGGTATTAGTGGTAGGACCATCACTGCCTGTTTTAAAACAGTAGAGGTAGACATGACCTTCAGGCAGTTACAAGATGAACAAAAGCCTTGGGTAGAACATAACTTCCCCGGCAGAGACAAGTACTACCCACTTCTAGGAGTACAAGAAGAGGTAGGAGAACTAGCTCATGCGCACCTTAAAGGGCTACAAGGTATCCGCACCAATGAGGACCATGATGCTATGGGTCAGGATGCTGTAGGAGACATCGTTATCTTCCTTGCCGACTATTGCACAGCAATGGGATGGGATATGCAAGAGTGCGTCGAAAAGACATGGGAACAGGTACAGAAGAGAGACTGGAAGAAAGACCCTGTGAAGGGTGGAACTAATGAGTAAGGAGTTTATATGAATTCTAACAATGAACAGATTAAACGAGAAGGTCACGGAGAAGGCTACGACGAACGTGAAGCCCTACAAAATTGGCTCACGTCTGATGAGTTCGAACCAATGGGTATTGGAAGAGGCAATGCTGCCATCGACACTTCCTATCCAGTGACAGCAGAACGGGTCCGTAAACCTAAGGTAGCTAAACGAGCCCATGTGGATAGGACTAAACAGGTTGGCTCACGTAAGTGGAAGACAGTTTATACTGCATATAATTTTCAACAGCACTTACACAATAAGGAGACAGATGAAACCTGGTTCAACACGCAAGCAGAGGCTATTTCAGCAGCAAAGAAAGCTTCTCTGGAAACAAAAACCACGTTCATTGTAACGTGTCATAAACAACTAGTCGGTTCAAGACAGATTGTAGCAGAAGTAACTCCTGGTAATTCTAAACCAGGTAAATGGCACTTCAGTGCTATGTTTAATTGGTAAGAAAGGGATGATTTGAATGTCGGAAAATACTTTCGCGTGTGTAAATGAGGGCTGTGTAGCTTGTGAAGAGGGCTTACTTGTTAGAATGACCGTAGACAATCCCCGTGAAGCAGATGGTAAGATCGCATGCCAGGCATGTGGAGAAGATCTTCTATTAGTAAACTACAACCATGAGGAATGGATGCGTCGGGAAGACTAATGCCACTCTATATATATATGTGTACTAACTCAGACTGTGAAGAGTTCGGGGATCATGTTGAGCTTATGGTTAAGCTAGCTGATTTCGATCAGGTGCAGGGCTGTAAAACATGCGGGGAGCCTCTTAAGAGGACTATGCCCCCTTCAATCCCTCGACACGGCTCCTGGGCCGAGTGGCGTACTGATTTGGCAGCTGGTAGAAAGGTACATTAACTCATGAGTAGACTGGTGACAGAAGATGAACTGTTTATGTTCCAAGTCTGCCCTGCATTACTAAGTATTGCTAAGAGTAACTCAGAGGTAATCAGCTGTGAGCATTACTGGAGCTTGAAAGATAAGGTCCAGGCAGAACTACTCAGAAATAGTTTTGCAATGTGGCTCCGTAGAAACAGGAAGCCTGAACTCAAGAGGATTAGACAGATGTGGGATACTATGGCTGTTAAGGCCTGTGTCCAAGCAGAACTATCAGCTTCTATCACTAAGGAAATCTTGGTGAATGGCAGCTCAGGTAACACTAAGATTTGGGAAGACGTTGAGAAGAGGGGATACCAGGTCTCTCAGGCTAAGATGCCAGTGCCTATGCAATTTAAAGGGGTCGTACTACAGACCATGCCTGATGCCATCGTTATCAACCCAGGTAAAGAAGTGCTACTGATTAACATAGGACCTGAGTTTACCACCCGAGAGATCGTGAACAACCTAATATACCGTGCACGGCTGTTAGCCGTCTCTACTCTGTTAAAGCAAGAGGTTAGATTTATACACTATAATTTTAGTGGGAGAAGGAGAGAATTCAGTTCTTTTACACTCTGTTATCCACAACTGTACAAAGATGTATATCATACTGTAACAGCTATCGGTGACGATTATAGTGTCCCTATTGGGGATCTAGGAGAATGCGCCGGAAACTGCAAGTATTATAAGGAGTGTTATCTATGAGTTTTAAATTGATTGATGAGAGGGGTGCACCCATCGTTCTTATTGAAGACGATGGAACTGTCCTCGATCCAGATGGCACAGAACATATTTTCAAGGAGGAAGACAATGACCAACCAAGTGGGGATGACAACATTCCTGAAACAGGGACAGAAATTCGAACTAATCAGCAAGGATCCCATGTACCTGAAAGGGACAAAAAGGCAGTGGATTCTGCTAGCTGAAGTTAAAGCAGGGGCTTTTAGAGAATACGCCCTAATCCAACACGCTACATTAGGAGACGTCTATCTTAATGAAGTAACAGCTGGTGGATTGGAAATGATTGATGACGATGAGCTGTTTAAAGCACTCTATGCCTTCCTGTTAGATGAAGGTGTCGTTATCTTTGATCTAAACTCACCTGCTAAAGAGATTAAAGACCAACCTTAATGCCTTCCTACAGAGACAGAGATGACTATGCCAAGAATGTGTCCAAACGTCACAAATTGGTAGGTCGGGTACTGAGTCAGGGGTGCTTCAAACACTACAAGGTGTACCAAGAGGTATCTATATCAGATATTAATTCTAATTATAGTAATCATAAGGCCAAGGCAGACTGGTACATCCCCGATCTGCATGTAGTTATTGAAGTACATGGCGAACAGCATTTTAAACCGGTTGACTTTGGCGGCGAAGGGATGCATAAAGCAAAACTAAGATTCGTAAGAGGACAACATCTGGATGTTGAGAAGGTAATGGCACTCGCTGAAGTAGGTATAGGTGTCGTGGAAATAGCTCCTAATGATCCTATAGATGAGAAGACACTAGCTGAATTGATTTCTAAAACCATGAAACAAATGACTACACCATCAGCATCGCGGTTTAAGAAAGGTTCTAAAAAGCTTGATCGGGCAAAAAAACAAGCTCGTCAGAATCGCAAAGACTACTACCGTAAAATGAAAGCAAAAGCCCGAGAAGAAAGAGATTAGATGCACGAACTTATTGAAGAAGAATGTGGTACTCCCCCAAACGATAACGATATGACTACCATTACAGAGATGAGAACAATTCGTCTCTTTGGAGATGTTAATAATGAAATGGACTATGCAATCTGGGCAGGTCTAAGATTACTAGAGTCTGACTCTATTACAGAGCCTATTACAATCCTTCTAAACAGTCCTGGAGGTGGCATTTACTCTATGTGTTCTGTCATTGATGCTATTGAACTATGTAGTTGTCCAGTACGCATCATTGGAACAGGTATGGTCATGTCCGCAGCAGTACCTATTCTAGCTGCAGGTGAGCCAGGATTTAGATTCATCGCCCCAAGGACTCGACTACTACTACATCCTCCACGTATTGTAATAGCAGGTATTTCAAAGAACGCTGAGATCGCACTAAAAGAAACCAAGATACTACATAAGATGTATAAAGACTGTCTCTTGAAAACAACCAAGATGGATAGCGTATTAATTAATCAATACGTTGATAATATGCAAGACAATTACTTTAGCGCTACCACATCAGTTAAGCTGGGCATCGCTGATAAGGTACTAAGGAGTATGCCATGACATTCATACAATTTGAAGACCGTGAAGATAAACAACCTATTGCAATCCGATTAGACTCTATCGTAGCAGTCAAGAAAGCCATCTCACTGTCTATGGTGATCGGTGATCCTGATGAACAACTAACCCTTATCAGGTGTAAAGACAATGTTACCTATCAGATTGATACCCCATATTTAGAGGTATTAGAAGCTATTGTCATGGCTGACCAAGAGTGAGTACCCATTATAAAATCATCCACCCCGGTGAAGCGATGTCCAAGTCAAATCACTATCAGATCTGTGTTCCCAAGGGTGGTGGGAAGCCATTCATGTACATCCCTACCAATATCAAAAAGTATGGGTTAGACCTTGCTGCCACTGCCCGACAGGTAGTGAATATCCCACTAGCAGGACCTGTTAGAATCGACGTGTATGCTTACTTTGGTACCTGCCGTCGTAAGGACGTACAGAACACTCTAAAAACCTTATGTGATGCACTAAATAATGTAGCCTATGAGGACGACTCACAGATTGTAGAGCTTCACGCATACAAACGACTAGATAAAGAAAATCCAAGGGTTGAAATCCATGTTACAAACCTGCCTATCAGCGATGCCTACCCTCTCACAAGCTGCCAATCTAAAAGCAAAAAGCGCAAGTCCTGAAGAACTTGATGCCTGGTTGTGGCCCTATGTGTGTGGCTATGCAGAGATGATATGGGGCTTTTGGATGCAACCCTACCGGCCGTTGCTTCCAGATAAGGAGGACCTTAAGTTCTCTCATAGCTATAGGACCAAGGACAAGTTACGCCAGCGCAAAAGACGGAAGGCCTACCGGAGAAAAATTAGTAGGAAGGAGACTAGAGAGATAGCACAGCATCTTATAGCTTTGCGCGAACAGATACACAAGACATGTACCTTTGATGAAATCTGGAGTGTTACTAATGAAGCAGCCTGGATCACAATTAAAAACTATGATAAAAGCTCTCCTCACTTCTGGCTCTACTTTGTAAGGTACTTCAGATGGAAAGTAAGCTTGCTATTATCCAGACATTTAAGAGATGTACAGTTTTATTACCCTGAACATGTGACATGCGAGTTGACAACACCGTCAATTGATTGTATTATTAGTTACAGTGAATTAAATGATTGGGATCAGTATCTTTTTTGGATGTCACAAATAGAAAATCTAAGTGCACGTCAAATTGAAAAACTTACTGGTATTTCTAAAACAGTTATCGCAGAGGAGGTTAAATCAGTATGCTACGTCGTAGCCAACTAACAACCAGTGCCCCACTTGGGACAGAAGTCAACCAACAGGAACTAGCTAACTCAGCCTATCCAGAGGTTGAGATGGATGAAATCGTAATCACCGAACATCCTGCATTTATGGATTTACTTAGGGCTAATGTTCCGATACCTGAGGTCCCAAAGGGACAACCTCAGCCAGAATCTTATACTCCAGTCATCCTTAAAGAAGAAGAAACTCTAACAGAATTCATTTCTCAGAGTCTTAAGTTACGTAGAGGAATGCAGGCATATGAGTTTAGTATTGTGAATCATTCCCTTATTACCTGGACTCGCAGACCAACACCCAAAGAGACTATGAACAAGACGTTCACAGCCATCGGTGGTACACTAGCAAAGCTATTCTGGAACACAGATAACGCAGTGGGAATTCGTATCAGCCTTAATGATGGTATTGAGATTGGGATCTATAATGGAGATCCTACAGAACTAGAGTATGACCCTTACCTGAAGTTCCAATACAACGTCACTACCTAATCTACCTCCCCTCCTCCACTACATATTAAACAAGCAAGAAAGGTCTGAGATGTTAAAAGATCTACGAATCATTGACTGTCTAGAACATGTTGCAAGTAACAACCAGATGTTGGCAGCTACGCTCTCCTTACACAACACTTCCCTCTCTGATCAGATTGATTGCAATCCAATGATCAATACTGTAGATGCCGACGTCCACAGTTTGGGAAGAGGTTGCATCCTCATGCCACGCGCAGGAACATTAGAGTTCTGTATGTTTTCTACCACTGATACTAATGTTGGTGAACAGAATTTTGCTCTGTTATCTACTGATTGGAAAGAACTCCCTATTGTGCTTGACGCACTACCTGTTCCCCTGAACACAGTTGATCCTAGTAGGTTGTGGGCTAAGCATATGAAAGGTGAAGAGATTGATCAGGACCAAGTATTTTACTTATGTACGCCGGGACGAACCTCTCTACTACAAAGAGCACACTGGGAAATAGGACCTATGGGAATGCCAATGATATCTGGACGAAAGAATATCGTCCTTTACGAGCGTGAGAGGGAAGAGGCTATGATTAACCCTACGTTCGACTATTCAGTTCGAGGCTTTCTACACGAGCTTCTACCCCGTCCATCCTGGATTGAAGTTCCGCAATGTCATCTTGACCCAGGAGTCCAAGTTGTTCTGCCTGATCTAGGGTAACCATCTTTAAAATAGCGTTCTGTAAGTTGTTATAGGCATCCTCTAGTGATTGAATGCGGGCTTCCATAGAAGCTAATTGATCTGCTACACTCATGTTATTCTCCTTTATGTACTATCTTAACAACTGCTCTTGACTGCTAATATAATCATGTAGTATTATTACTAGCATGTTTAAAACCTGTACTAAATGTCACAAACCACAACCTATCCATCAATTCAACATCCACAAGAATACTCGGGATGGTTTAACCAACTGGTGTAAACAGTGTATTAGTGATTATAACAAAGACAGAAGAAGAATAATTCAATTATCTCGATCTCCTCGCTCAATATGTTCTATCTGTAATAAAACTAAATTATCAAGAGAATTTGCAACAGGACGATTGTATTGTAAAACATGTGCAGCAGAAAAAGCAAGAGAACAACGTCAAAAAAGATATAGTCAAAACTCGAACTTTCAACCTCGTGGACCATCACAGGCTCCTACAAATATAAAACCAAATTACAAATGGTGCCCTAGTTGCAAACAGGTATTGGAAACCAACACATTTTATAAACAAAAATCAGGTTATTATTCCTCAGAATGTAAAAGATGTGGGATTGATAGAAACCTTCAAACAAATCGAACTAAAAAAATTAGAGCATTAATTTACAAAGGAGGGAAATGCCAATTTCCAGGTTGTAAATCGCAATGGGACGACGATGAAGATCACTTTTCTAATTACCAATTTCACCACCGAGATCCATCTTGCAAAATAGCAAACTGGCCAACTTTTTCCTATTGGTCTTGGGAAAAACAAAAGAAAGAATTGGACAAGTGTGAATTATTATGCACTAAACATCATAAAATCATTCACGCAAGATTTCTTAATAACGGAGAACCTAATCCAGATTATTTTGCTTTGAAATTGGAGCAACAGGAGGGGAAACAACAGACCTAGCCAACACCTTTTGAGTCACATTGCCAATCATATACATTGTAACCACCGACCCTACTAATGCGGCATACGTAGCAGTATCTAAGAGGTGCCACCCTAATAGAATTGGTACCCCTGGCGGGTCCAATGACATAGCTTCCTTAGTAGCACTCCAGTTGACAAACTCACTAACAGTCTCTGGCACTGCGAACAGTAAAGTAGCCAAGACTACAAGCGCAATAGCAAATTTCAGCTTACGATTGTCCTCTAAGAACTTCAAACGATTAGTTCCTGTTCCTTTCACTATCCCAACGCTCCATCAGAGTAGCTAGCTTGGCCATTGTATTAGCCATCTGTCTCTGTGTCTCTACCATGTCTTTAGCAAACCCTCGTGGCATATAGACCATAGGAACTCCATCATCATCAGTTTTGGTAAGGATCTTCTCTAAACTATCAAGGGCAATCTTATTATGAAAGAGCGCCTCGCGCTCACCAGGAGTCAATGTAGGCCTCTTGATCTTACCATTACGATTCTTCATCAGGTATTTAATAACCTCTACAAGACCTAACGCAATAAGAAGAACAGAGGCAAGAATAGCCGATTGACCAGCAGAACTAACATCAGCAGCAAAGGGGATCATATACATCATGTGAGGCCTCCGTCTATATGGCAAAAGTGTGCAACAAGCTGTTGCATCAATCCATTATAGACCACCATAGCGCTGGATGTCAGCCCACACCATCTCTTCCACTAGCTTATCAATGTCATAATTCCTTGACCAGCCTAGTTCTGCTTCAATCTTAGCAGGATTCCCTTTTAAATAAGGAACATCAGATGGCCTCATGAAACGGGGATCTTGCTTCACATATTGCTCATAATCTGGTAGATTTGCGACAGTAAACGCTTTCTGTAAGAACTCACGAATTGAATATGACTCGCCCGTAGCTACTACATAATCCTTTGGCTCACTGTTATTCATAATGAGCCATTGTGCCTCTACATAGTCTTCAGCATGACCCCAATCACGACAAGCATTAAGATTCCCAAGAGTGACAAAGTTAGAATTACCTATTGCAATCTGCGCAATAGCATCTGTAATCTTTCGTGTAACAAAATCCATTCCCCGCCTAGGAGAGTTAGCGATTACCATAGTTCCCACACCAGCCATGAACTTGCCTGAACCAGTCTCAATATCGTAAACAACATCAAACTCAGACTCCTCAATCTTCTTTACCTCAATAGGATCTCTACGAAGATGATGGACATCACAAGCATGGCCTCCCCCGGCAATCTTGTTGATGAAGCCTCTAGAGATACCAGTCTCACGAGCAATAGTTCTCTTAGGCATGCCAATATCGAGAAGAGTTCTTACAATACTCTCCTTCTCTGAATTATCTGTTGGAGACAAAAGATTCACAGAGTAATAGTTGCCATTTAAGCCAGTCTCGTAGGTCACATTGAACTCTTGGCCAGTCACATTGGAAACAAGCAGAAGCAATCCCTGAGCCAGCTGGGAACTATTGGTCTTGAAATTCTTATACCTGTAGGTACAAGGATTAGACTTCAGACCATCGGCCATATTGTAGCCATTCAAGAAAGCCTCTTGTATCTCGACAGAAGCATTAAGAATCTGCTTAGGAACCTTCTTGTAACGGTCTTTATTGTAGAGATCGTCACGAAGGGTCTTATGCCATGGCCACTTTGCAACTCCATTTAGTCCAGTATGTCTGGAAAGACCACCATATCCAGATTCATATTCTTTTCCAACAGACACACCTTGTCCAGAAATAGCCAACCATAGGCTTTCAATGCGAGAGATAACTAATGGATCTATATTAGAAATGTGTACATCATTGTGTTTGGCAGAGACCCATCCATCTCCAGCGATTAGACCAAGAAGCTCAGCTTCTTCTAGAGAGATGCCTTCCTGAATATCAGTAGGCTTCGGATACTTACCATCCAGGACACGAGAGCCAATCCTAAACTCATCGGCACGATACTTCTCTCCTTCATGATCAATTAGTTTATGGTGTCGAGTAGTCTCAACTATACCAATACGAGCATTAGTTATTTGACCTCGGTGGTCCAGATTATCAGGATTGACCTTGCGCACAGTAATCGTCTTAAGATCTACCCACTGAGTACCATCCCAGATATCTAGTGTAGAAACAGCTGTTCTCTCTTTCTTACCATAAAGTCCAAGGAGATCTTTCGCACGCACAATATTGATCTGATCATCAATACGCGATTTCACTAGTAAATTCGTGTACTTAGAGACACACTCGTGGTTGAACAGTATTCCCTGGCAAGCAAAGATGCCGTATGACTCTCGATAGAGTCGAATGTATCGATAGGCTGCTTCCTTAGCGATAGCATAAGGGCTACGAGGATCCAGCGGAGATTCTTCATTATATCCTTCCTCCGGACAATGCAACCCACCAAACAACTCTGATGTACTAGCTTGATAAAACTTAGTATCCTTCGATACCTTTCTAATAGCCTCTAGTGGGTATAGTGCTCCAAGTCCCGTAACCTGCATAGACTGACAGGGTTGGGAAAAACTCTGCCCGACATGTGACATAGCAGCCAAGTTATAATACTCGTCAGGAGTATAGTCTATCATCAACCTATAGATGAATGCCGGATCTGTGATGTCTCCATCAATCACCTTAAAGCTCTTGTCGCCAAGCAATGGCAGAATAAGCTTCCTACCTTCAGGCTCTACTCTCCTACGGTCAACACCAATAACAAAGTAATCCTTCTCTAGTAATAGTTCTGCTAGATAAGACCCGTCTTGACCCGCTACCCCTGTAATGATAGCAACTTTTTGCATTACTCTTCCTCTTGCTCTGAGGACTTATAAAGATCAGTGGTGAATTTAGGAGTTTCAACCTCAATAGACTTTTCAACCGCAGGGGCAGATGGCCTGAGAACAATATCACACTTGTCAGTGTACCAACACTTGAACTCCTGAACCACTCCATAAGACAAAGTGTATTCGCCCTCTCCATCAATATCTAATAGATCTTTTGCATCCACTTGAATCTTCAACTTAACAATCTCTCCCGGCATGATAGATCTTAACTGTTCTGACCGACCAAACAGAGGGTCAGAGAAAGTAACATCATCTACCATAACTGACTTGGGACGAACAAACACTCCATGTCCAGTAGAAGACTCTAGTTTCTTCTTACCATTATTGGTAACCTCTAGGTTAATATAAAACTTGTCCTTACGCTTAAAACTCTTTCCGGTGATAGTAAACATTATTCTTGACTCCAATCTAATACAGTTTTGATGACATATTTAACTTCCTTATCTGTCATGGTGGGGAAGATAGGCAAAGTGAGATGACAAGACAGATAACCTTCTAGTTTTTCAAACCCTGGTGTACGAAAACCTTGTTGCTGTGAAATAGCCATAGGATAATGTCGTGCATTGGCAATCTCATGGTCCTTTAAGTACTGAGACAAAGCATCTCGTTCCGATGGAGTGTTAAGATAGATAGGATAGAGGTGGTAAACACAGTCATTTAGAGGATCTAATACAGTAACCCAATCATTGTTCTCAAAAGCCCTGGTGTACATTGCACCAATCTCTC